TGCTGCTTCCTTCATCGAGGCCGACTTTTCCGCTAATGATAAAAGTCAGGTCCGCGATGTTCAAAATCTCGAGATTGAGTTTATGCGCCGCCTTGGTTGCCCCGCTTGGTTCCTTCGCCTCCACCGTCGAAGTAACAAGTTCGCCGTGTATTCCACCAAATACGGACTTATGTCGCATATTTCGTATCAATTGCCATCGGGTTGCACTGATGGCACCTTTAGGAATACATTTTGGAACTTGTGCATCTTCAATGGTTGGTGTGAGGCGAGGGGCTTAACTTCAGCTCGTGCCTGTTTCCTGGGCGACGACATGCTCGCCGCCTTGCCTCGTAGGCCTCGTTGTGCTGCTCGCACTTATACCACGTACGCCGCTCGCGCGTGCATGGAAGCCAAAGTCACTTCATTCCGCTTGCTCCGACAGGGTCACTTCTTGTCGAAGCACTTCTACCCTGTACCAGGTGTGGAAGAGGGTCACGTGATGCTTCCTTTCCTTGGTAAAGTTCTTGCTAAGTTTAATTCCCGGCCTAATGCCAATGACGCCGTCTCCGACGACCTCTACATGGCCGGGAAGGCTTTGTCACACGCCTACGAGTTTCGTTACTGTCACTTGCTTGCCAATTGTTTCATCGAACGTGCCAACGTCCACTTGGCTGTTACGGATGGCGCCTACTCTCTTGAAGGTGTCTCCTATCACGTTCGTTTGTTGTCACAGTATCGTCATGGGATCACTGATCTTCTGACGTCTTTGTCGTGGCCCGATTTGGTCGGACGCGACGATCTCGACGACTTTTGGCAACGCAATTGGGATTTGACCTTTGGCGAGGTCTTCCCAAGCTTCAGGCACATTGTCACCATGGACTATTCTGCTGGTCTTCTCGGTGGGCTCTCTGAGTTCATCGGGGACATGTAACCGTGTCCCGCTCTTGTCTCCTTCGGGTTCACTTCCAAGTGGACGCCAATGCGCACTTGGTCGTGTACGGCTTGGTCATGGCCCGACTTTGCGAATCATGA